CATCAATTGATAGTATCCAATAAAACGACATTCAGACAAATCATGAATTGGTGAACAAATACATTCATGGTGATTTTCATCCATTTGACATAATTTTGTATTATCCATACAAACACATTCTGTGTTTACACGTTTTTCCTACCATTTTTCTTCCTCCCGTTCAATCTTTTCAAGATCCACATGATTACAAATCGCCAAACAATCTTGTTTTCCAACTTCCAAACAAGAACAAATATGGTCTTTTGGTAATGCTTGACAACCATTCAATGGATTTTCACCACATATACATTCATGGTTCTTACCAATATAACAACATGTAGAAGTATCATTTGAAGTATTTGTACATGTACATGGATGTTTTTCTGGTGATGCGCGACATACAGATGGATTACACACTTCTAAACAAATACAAATATGATTACCAATACTTTGATATAATCGTGGTGAATTCTGGTCACATGAACATGGAATTGTTGACATTATTATCATACAAAACAATTTATTAAAAAATTGATTCTAAAAATAAAAAATCATTTTTTTACAAAACCTCGTAAATCAAAGTCAATCCATCATGTTGCTTGATTTCTCCTGTTCTGAAAAACATCATTTGCAAAAATTTACAATAGAAATGTATAAAAAAGTTATTTGTGATGATACAATTACATTGGGACATGGTTATATATTGGCATCTATGTTGTTAAACCAAAACGTGAATTGATGGTTTTTTCATTTAGGAGGTATTTAGACAAACAGTCGTCTTTTAGCTTGTGTTATGTGTGTGTTATGTGTGTGTTATGTGTTATGCGTGTTTTATGGTCCTGTGCCTGTGTCCCATCGTCCTTTTCTATTATTGTCTCTGATTTTTTTCTGGTTTAATAACCTTGTTCTTTCTTCTCGTAATATTTCACTTAGTGATTTTGATTTTATTGGTTTATCAGATTTTTTAACTGGTGGTTGTTTTAATACTTCTTGTGTTTTGATATAATGAATAATTACTTCATTACCATCATGTTTTGATACAGATTCTGGAGTTCTATTTTGATAATCGCCAATTGTAAAATCTGCTCCATTTTCGTGTAACCATTGAAGTGCCGTTAGATCCTGGCGTCGTGTGGCAATTAAGGCCAATGTATTTCCGCATTCATCCTGGATATTGACTAATTGTTTTACGTCAGATGAAACTTCTGCTATTTCTTGGACTGCTTTGAGAAGACCCATTCTCATGAGACCATGAAGATGGGATTCATTTGTCAAACGATCACAACTGGAAACCCATTTAATAAGAGGTGTAAGTTTAGTAGATGACATGAAGTTCTATGTTATCAACCAATCATCAATTAATTGAAAAATCAAATTTTCTTTTCAAATTTCAATGTTGAAAATGTAACTACCCTATACAACATTTGAACAGACTTGAGAGAGTATGATGTTAATGGAATAAATATTGATTAATTAATTCTTCAATAATGATTTTCATGGTGGTGTCACTCGAAAAGGTCTTATCAAAAAAAGATAGGGAAGTTTATGTCTAAGATATATACTATATTTTATATATTTTATATATTTTATATATTTTATAACCTTAACTACTGTAATAATTTATGAAAAATGAAACTAAAAAATGAAAACCTTTTTGAGAGAGAGAAAAAAAGAATTATGGGTTTTGAAAAAGTTTTGCAAAAAGAATTCAAAACCTGGAATTACTTTTTTCTCTCTCTCAAAAAGGTTCAAAGTTATAAAATTGAGAATTATATGATATTAAGGTAATAATATATTATAAAACATAAATATGTTAAAGACTGAAACAAGGTATTTTTTCTTTATCAAAAAATGATAAGACCTTTTTGAGAATATTGTGCTTTCATTAAGAAATGGCTAAATTGATGCATCATTCTTAATTAGTTTTTTGATATTCAATGATAATTAATAATAAACCATTGAAAATGGAACTAAACTAACCTACTTAACAATTGAAAAAACTCGAAAGAGTATGTTGTTAATGGAAACAATATTTATTAATTAATTCTTCAATAATGAATTTATTGTGGTAGTAGATATTTATTTGTGAGTAAAATGACATACATGTTGGGACGACATAAATAAGATTGATATCAATTGTTATTATATTCAATATTTACCACATAGTTACGTCCATAATCAATATTGTATGAAATAATCAGATCATAAAATACTCTGTATAAAATGATTTGTAATTAGCTTAATTGTTGTAATATGATATAATATTATTAGTAATATTCCATTTTTATGGAAGCACATTTAGTAATATGTTTTACTCCATAATGAGTAAAAATTTACCACTATATATCATAGAAAAATAAAGAATTCCATTGTGTATAATTTAAGTTATGGTATATAAATATAATTTAAGTGTATTATTATAGTGTTTTAAGTAATAGAGGAGAGACCAAAATCCATTTCAGGTTTTGAATTCTAATCTCAAAACTTTTTCAGAACCTATTCCAGAATTTTGTCTCTCCTCTATTACTAAATATTTATCAAGTTTTATTATTCATAAAATATTAATGTTATTATGGTTATAAATATTATAAATTATAATAATTATATGTTACTATAATAAGGTTTAATGTAAAAACTCATATTGAGTAGTTTTAAGTACCTTTTTAATGTAACTATAACAAGGTATAATTTTTTTTATATAGCAAAATTTATATGATATAAATACGACCATGTTTTACATGTGATTTGGCTCATTTCCAGTGCTCTTCTTCTCACAGTGCAAATCGATAAGTGAGTATACTTATTAATATATAAGAGCTCATTGTTTTATAAAAAAATATTAACTTTATCATCGCAAATATTTTAATATACATCCTAAATTACATATACCATATTATATTTTTACTCATATAAGTGAGTATATTTACTTAAAGAATGAGTGATTTTATTTTGTATTACTAAAGTAGAATAAATGTTATTTAATTGCGAAAATTGTTCATTTTCCACAAATAAACTGTATAATTATGAAAGGCATTTAAAAAATAAATATGCATGTAATAATCTAATTTTAACATGTTCAAATTGTGACAAAAAATATAAAAAAAAACATTTTTATGTTGCCCATATTAGTAAATGTAAAAAAATTAAAAAGGATAAACCGCCATTTAAATGTAAATTTTGTCAAGTTGAATTTAATCGTAAATATAATCGTGATCGACATATACCTTCATGCAAACTTGGAAAAATACAACCAAAACAATCCACTGATCATCAACCCACTCAACCAAAATATACCACCCAACAATTTCCCACCAATCAACAAAATGCCAATACAATTGTAAATGGAAATGTCATTAACAATGTAGACAACAGTATCAAAAATATTGATAATAGTGTTAAAAACATCAATATTTTCAATTTTGGTAGTGAAAAACTGGATTATATCACTCCAGCCATGTTGGAAAAATGTTATTCAGATCCAACAAAAGCAATTAGTAATATTTCCCAAATTATTCATTTTCATCCAGGACATCCCGAAAATCACAATATAAAAGTGGATCCAACCAATTCTGATTTTATTAAGATTCATACAAATGGACAGTGGAACTATAAAAGCAAAAAAATCATCCTAGAAGCATTGGCCAAATGCGGATTTTCCATTTTAGAAAAACGCTTAGATGAATGCTTAGACAATATGAATGCCAAAAAACAAGAAAATTGGGATGATTACTATATTGAATATTTAAGTGAAAATGAAAAAACATTAAAAGAAACAAATCATAATATTATGGTTATGGTATTTACAGAATCAAATAAACTAAATTCATCCGTAAAAATATAAAAAATCTCTTTTGGAAAAAAACATATTTTCCAAGAGTCATTTTTTCTACTTAATTATGAAACACTAAACCACCTGTACCTGATACGATTTTCAAAATATTGTAATTTACAGCATATATTTTCAGCAATTTCTCACTGGTATAAAAATTACCCACTGTATTATTATAAGCATCACGTCGAATTCGTAAACGTAAATCAGCTCGATCCAATTTGGAAAAATTTAATGAACCAGATGGCTGATGACTTTCTGGATTTAAAGCAAATGAATAACAATAAAATCCAGATCCACGCTTGTTGTTTACACTTATTTGATAACCACTACTATCTTGATAATTAATATTTTTATAACCAAAACCTGTATGGTGTTGATATTTCATAATTGACATAAAATATTTAGAATTTAATGGATCAAAAATTTCTTTTCCATTTAATCCAATTGTCGCATCTATAATCTGTTCTCCACGATTCTCACTATCTAAATTTCGCCAGTAATTAAACATATTGTTTCCTTTGTTGGTTCGATCAGCAGTTGTATTTGTATCATAATAATCAGTATAAGTAGTTCCATCAGTATCTTTTGCGGATTTATCATCTTGGATTGCCCAGAAAATTTCTTTCACTGGGTGATTAAATGCCATTTCAATTTTATGTTGGTAACTTTCATAGCTGACATCTGTATCATTTTTTTTGAGTGGAATGACATTTCTTAAATTCGATTGAACTTGTTCTATAAGATATTCATGTGAATTGGACACAAATAAATTTTTCTCTTCTTTGTCTAAATGGATAAATTGTGTTAATAATTGAACTTTGTTAATTTGTAAAGTTGAAGCGGCACTTGCATTGTTTTTAATTTTAGTTCGTGTATTTAATTTCACATTGATTTTTACATCACTGGAATGAAGTGCCAATAATGGAAGTGCCAATCCAGGATTGCGATTAAACCAAAATTGTAATGGAATGTAGATTCGTCCATCTCGATGTTTATTACTAACTGCTGTCCCTTTGGTATTTGTATGTGTATTAATCATTTCACATAATGCCGTATTTTGCGAATTTGTCAAAAAAGTTTCATTAAACATATGTAACCATTCTCCCGTATGACGATCCACTACTTGATCTCCAATAGAAACCTCAATATAGTCAATTAATGATAATCCGGAAATACCAATTTGTTCTTCAATGCTGGCCTGCGAATCCGTGCTTTTCGTATCTTCCAAATCAATCAATAAATACATTTTATGAACTAAATCACCATTTTTAGGGATAATTGTGTACATGTTTTTACCAAAATTAGAAGATGTTCCCATAAATGTTTCACCAGTAAATGTAAGAATAAAATTTTCCATGGCAAAATTGGTATGACGTTTATATACGGCTTTAAAAAATGTGATTTGCGGATTTCCCACAAAATACCTATCACTTTCGCTCGTGACACTTAATTGAAAATAGCCTATACCCATATTTATATTATTAATATAATAACATATTTTAATAAAAAAAATTTAACTTTCTTCTGAAAATTAAAAAATTTGATTGTATCATCATTTAAAAATAAATCCTTTTTATCAATTAATCTAAAACAAAAAATAAAATGGCAGGAAAATACATTACAGTTTTCAATGACAATTACCAAATTCAAGGTTGTGATAAAATAGTGTCTAAATTAGAATCAAATCAGGATACTTTGACAGCACAAGATCTTGATGAGATTTGTAGTGACCACAATATTCATTTAAAATTTAGTTTTCAAATGACAAAAAATTGTTATGTCAAATTATTAGATATTGCCTGTAATACAAAACATTTTAATGAAGAAGTTTGGAATATATTATATGGTGAAGGTGAGTACACACAAAATGAATTGTCATTACTTTTTCAAAAAACATTATGGAGTAGTAAAATAAGCAATATTGCGATAAATGAAAAAATATTCAAATGGTTTTTATCGAAAAATTGTACCTTTCCAAAAACAAGTTTACAACATTGGTATTATTATTCCAATTCCAATTCTGGTGGTATACCAGATCTTCATATACATATGATAAACAATGCGTTGAAAAACTATGATTTTATTTATGAATATTTGGAATGTACTTATGATATTAGGGAAGTTGATAAAAATGGAAATAGTTATTTACATAATTTATTTAATAAGATTTCAAGCCATCGTTGTACAAAATGGCCATATAAGATTGATCCATTATCTAGTGACTATATTTTCAAAAATACAATTCCCTTTCAAAATAAAGATGGAAACACAGTTTATCAAGTATTTTTAGAAAGAATGGGCGACAATAAATCCCATGTGTTATTAACTTGCTTTGATCGCTTAGACAGAGACGTTTTAAAGGAACATGACGTCTTTTCTATGAAAAATAAAAAAGGTGAGACTATATTGGATACACTTATTCGATTGATAAAAAAACATCATAACGGCTATAAAAAATCATATAAGAAATTATTGACCTTGTTCCAATACGATATGGCTAAAGATACAAAAAAAATCGAAGATTTCTACCTAAAAAAAGCAAAAGAAGAAGCTGATCGAAAGGCAAAAGCTGCCGCAAATAAATCAAAGTATGGTTATAGTAGTTATAGTTATGGTGGTTGGTAGTTATGGCTATTGATGAGAAGAGTTATCTAATATTAAATATTTTTGAAAAAAAAAGAATTTTGAAAATAAATCAATACCTTGAAAATTAATTTGATTTTGAAATTGAATTTTTTTTTTTAATAATAAACTGGAAAAATAAAAAATGTATTGCAACGAATTCGTCACATTATTTACAAAAAAACAAGAAAAAGCTTGTAAACAAATTCGAGATTTATTAATAAATGAACAAGAAAGCGCATCAAGTGATGAAATAGAGCATTTATGTAAAGAACATGATATTCATTTGAAATTTTCAATTCAGATTTCATCAAATCGATATGAAAAATTATTGCCGTTTGTTTGTGGTTTAAAATGGTTTAATCAGGAAATATGGGATCTTTTAATTGATCAGGGAAACTATACACAAGATGAATTGAATGGTTTTGTAGAAAGAGCTATGATAAATAGTAAAACAGATAAAACTAAAAAAGAAAAAATATTTTATTGGTTTATTGAACATGGAATTAATTATATAACACAAGAAAATCTTCACCAACGCATTTTACACAGTTTTCGTAAAAAACATAATTTTATCATTGAATATATTGATGATAATTTTGATCTTAGTCATGTGGATGATAAAAATAGTGATAATTTTCTGACAATTTGTATGAGAGAATTACCAAAATGGGCTTATCAATTAGATCCATTTTCTAAAAAATATATGTTTAAACAAGATAGCAAACTTGTCTTACAAAATAAGGATGGAAACACTGTTTATCACTGTGTGTTGTTAAGTATATTAGAAATATTGAGGAATAATAATTGGTATTATGGCAAATCTGAATTAAAACTAGATCGATTGACTCGATGTTTTAGTAATTTTGATCAAACCAAATATAATGCTTATAAAATAGATTTGTTTGGTTTAAAAAACAACAAGGGTGAAACCATTTTGGATACCGCTTGTCGTGTGATATGTGATAGTTTAAATTTAAATTTAAATGGTGTTAACTCGAGTTGTAAAAAAAGATTTTACAAGGATTGTCCCGATTTGATTAAATCATTCAAAATCATTTTGACAAATTTTAAATATGATTTTACCACAGATAATAAAAAAATGTATACATTGTTTCAAACAACTCTCCAAAAAGCCTCGAATTATTAATCACCACATAAAAAAAAAAATTTGATTCTATATCACTGA